GAACCGTATGATCCAGGTGTTACAGCTGTATCATTAAGTCTAAGAGTTGTTGTTCCTGCTGTATCATTATATGTTGCTGTTAAAGCTGTGCCAGCAAGGACTGATGCTCCAATAACGTCTTGGATAACTTCTGTTGATCCAGACATTGGCATCCATGGTCCATCTGGTGAAGATAGCCCATTGTAGTAGTACATCTTGTAATCAGATGTATCATAATAAATTTGTCCAGTTACTGGGCTAGATGGTGCAGCGCCAAGGTTCTGGATTCTAGCATTAAGAAGCTCATTCTTGTTGAGATCAACGCTAACTAAAAATTTTCTTGCCATTTGCTAACTCCCTTAAGACAGGTACGCTGTCCCTGAGAATGGTTGAGCCATTGTCAGTGTAATTCTGTTATTACTATTATAATCTATTCCAGTTTCTAAAACATCTCCTGCGCTTGATTTAATCGTAACATTTGGCTTCATGCCTAGATTATGATTAATAATTACAGAATATACCCCATTTACTGGGCCTGTTACCTGTGTGAGCTCCCATGTGTATTCCAAGGTCATATTTAGAAGGTAACTTGTGGCTCCCGCCCAAGTTAGATCTGTTGGTTTTGGACCATAGAATCTTGTTGTATTTTTATCGTAGTAAAAATCTCCTTCAAGGCCTAAGTTCTCTGAGGGAACCCCTGCCCCATTAAGGATACTTTTTCCTCTTGCACCTTGTGGGCCAGGAGTTGAAACAACGACTTCATTGTTTGGTACCGTTACAACAATTGTTTCTACCATTAGATTGTCACCGATCTGCTAAGGGTTATAAATCCCTCTAGCAATTTAATTTTGTTTGCGTTTGAGTCTGTCACCATAATGTCATATGATGATTTTGGATAGAATAGTTTATTCGTTTGCGTAGGGGTCATCTTTATAGTTAGCTTACCAAGTAGCGGGGTTATTGTAATCCCTCCCGTTGAAGGTGACGTTAAAGTAAATGCTAGTTTTGCTCCGCCTTTTGTATCACGGACTTGCATTTTTGCTGTTGCGCCTGTTAAGTCAATAGGTAATCCATCATTGTCTTTATATTCAACAATAAATGAAAAAGTGGCATTTTGATCCACTTCGAAATTCTTTTGTCCTGCCATTTGCTAGTACTCCTAAATAGGAAAACTCCTATGCTTATTTTAGCATAGGAGCCATCCTAATCGATATTAAATTATTTGTTACTTTTTAGCCTTGAAGCCAAATTCTTGGTTGCTTGGGCTTAGAGCCTTTAGGATAACTGGAGCAACGGCTGCGATACCGCCCATTAGTAAATCCTTCGGATTTGTATTCCCAGTCATGTATAGAGCAATAGATGCTGAAAGAAATGCACGAGCATATGTTCCAAGCGCTGCTAAAATTTCCTCTGTCATTGTAACCTTTCCATCCTTGTTAAGATCTTTTGATGCCATCTTAATCTCCTTCTTGGGCGGACGCCCTAGAATTTTCGGTTTTACCCGAATACTATAATTCTACCACTAAGCAGAAATATCCACAAGCTCACAATTTCCATCTGAGCTGCAGGCAAGCGTGGCATTGGTAGAAGTGCCATCTTCTGTCTCATAAAAAGATAAATCTTCCCATCGGATATCCTTTGGCATCTTTTCAACAAGAGCGTCATATTCTGCCTTATCTACTTCTTGGTAAGGAGCCTGCTTATATGAGTGGTCTGAATGCGGCAGGAATGAAATTCCAGAAACCTCATCAAAATGCTTATATACCCAAGCACCAACTTCCATCCATTCATCCTCTTTTACAGAAACGGTAATAGATGGTTTGTGCTCACACCATGCACGTTGGTAAACCAACCAAATGTTTAGGTGTTCAATAGCAGTTAAATCATTTCTAACAATTGCACCCTCTGGTGCCTTAATTGGAAATGAGAATACGTATGTATCGTTTGGCTTCATAACATCATCTTCTACAGGAATTCCGACTTCCTTCAAAAATGTAGAGATTGGATCTCCCTTTGCCCCACGTACTGTACGAATGTAATATGGAGAATGCCAAGCATGCATTCCTGAAGATACCCCGACCAATTGAGATACTGTTCCTGATGGCTTTACACATGTAATAGCGGCAGACTCAGGAATCCCAATTTTCCCAGCCTCATCTTTATTCTTTGCTCTTGCTGATTCTCTAAGAGTCATCAAGAAAGATTCTAGTGAAACAAGGTCTTCTTTACCTGACATAAACTTGTGTCCAAATTGTCCAGTTAAAGAAACACCTAGCAGGCGCTCTTCTTCTGTATTGTCTTTCCAGATCTTGCGAAGATATTTAAAGTCTGTAAGCGTTGACTGCCACGTTCCAAGAATAGTTGCAAGTTCAACCTTGCGTTCAATTTCTTTCTTTGTATCATTCTCACGTAGTACGACTTCTGAAAGGTTACAAAACTGATAAGGACGTAAAATAATCTCTGAGCACGGGTTAGTTCCATAGTGTATATCTGGATCTCTTCTTCCATACTTGGCTGCTTGGGCTTGAGCTGCGGCCACATTGTATATACCTCGTTCTCCTGACTTTGAATCATATAGAGATTTCCATTCTGCAATAAATTGCTCCATGTCTGGCTTGCGTGAGTACGCAACAGAGTTATTAGATAAAGCACGTTGTGTATTGGCTTCCCACCAGTTGCCTGACTTAGCCTGTGCCATCTCGATATCGTTAATGTTAGAAAGGGAAATCATTGCTGATCGGCGAACTCCGCCTACAACAACTACTTCACCAATCTTGCACATTATATCGTGGCATTCAATTGGCTTAAGGTTTCTTCCTGTAGCGCCTTTAAACTTTGCAATTGTAAAATCAAATAAATTAATAAGTGGTTGTGGTCCAGATGATCTTCCACCCATTGTCTTAAGTCTTGCGCCTGCGGGACGCACCTTAGAAACATCGATTGCTGGAATCTGTCCTGACCAGAGTAGTGCAAGCAACTCACGGTATGCTTTTGCCCAGCCTTGCTTTGAATCTTCTACTGTAATTACAGTAGTTGACTTCTCCAATGATTCTGGAACGGCAGGAAGCTTATTAATATATTTATACTCAACAGAGAATCCTACTCCTGTACCGCACATAAGTATATACATGGTTTCATCAAATGAACGTGCAGAGTCAACTGGAAGAAATGCACAGTTATATCCTGCAACATTATCTCTTTCTAGTGCTGCTCCTGAAGTCATCACAGAACGCATAGAAGGCATGACGTTTCTCTGAAATACACCGTCTTTTAATTCCGCTACAAGCTTTTCATTTGGAATATAGTTGTAATTCTGTTTTAGATGGTTTAACATGAAGTCAAAATATCTATCTACTGTCTCACCCCATGTCTCACGGCGATTATCTTCTGATATCCATCTTGCATATCTTGATAACGCAATAAAATTTTCGTATGGGTTTGCAATAGTCTTAGACATTTTATAATACCTTTTTTCTCCGCCTAGCGGTTAATTTAAATTTAGTGTGAAGATCCTATTCTACCAAAGAATGATTAAAAGGGGAAGGGCTAATTAAATTTTTCTACTAAATGTTCAAATGCTTTCTTGGTCAACTGATCCCAATTATACTTTTCATGTATTTCGGTTGACTGAGCAAAATAATATCCAGAGTAAGCATTATAGTTACTTGAAACTTCTAACATCAACTCTTCTAAATGTTTTGCATCTGGTTTAAACATTTTTCCTATATGTCCATCTGATATAAAGTTTGGCATAGTCTCATTTGTAAGTTTAGACTTTAACTTAAGTGGTCCCATGTAGTCCATATAGTGAGACCAATCATATGTTGATATTACTGGCATACCAGTTGCTAATCCTTGTAAAGGAATAAAGCCAAAACCTTCTCCCCATGTAGGATAAACTAAAACATGATGATCGTGATAAAGCTTTACAAGATGCTCTTCGTTAATCTCATCTGTAATCATATCTATATTACTATAAAGTTCGTGGGGAAGACCAATAATGCTATCTTCATTATCATATACTCTAATAGTACTAAACTTATGAGCTTTAATTGTTAAGTGATAGTCTGGATTATTGCCAAATAGTTTTATGAATGTATTTACTACTAGTTGCCCGTCTTTTCTTGGAGAAGGCTCTCCAATATGTAAAAACTTTAAGGGTGTTCCTTTTTGAACAAATCTTTTTTTAGGTACCCAGATGCTTTCAATCCCATGTGGATAAACATATATTGGTTTAGTTATTCCATTGTCTTTAAATACTTTAGCACACCAGTCAGATGTTGTCCAGACTTCATCACACGCATTAAATCTTTCAACCCACTCTGGCTTCATCTCTGTAGATTCCCACGGAGTATATGAAATCTGATATTGTTTTCTATGTAGCTTAAAATGTTGTGGCTGAGTAAAGCTTAATTGAATATCAGCTTTAGGATCAGCAAATGTTATATTATGCCCAAGTTTATTTAAAGATTTAACTATATTCTTTCCTGCATAGCCATAGCCAACTGCGGGATTAAGCCCCGACTGAATAGTATAATAAGATATATTCATGTTTTCTTTCTGGTTGACTGGCTTGACAGGCTTATCCCATCAATGTTATGATTGTAGTTCGTTATCTCTAGAGGAGGAAATGCCAATGGAGAAAATAAAACAACAGGTGAGTGATCTGGCTCACAATATAGTTACAATAGTAATGATAACATTATTTTTGTTTCCTGTACAGCCAGCAAATGCCTTAACAGTACAACCTTTAGTGAAAACTGAAGCCCAACTAAAGCAAGAAGTCTTAGATAGTTTTAGTAAAGAGATTTACAAGCCATCTGAGATGCTTACAGACGAAGAACTAGTTTTACTACTCAAGACTGTAGGATTCGAAGGATCAGGCCTTAAGAAAGCTTGGTCAATAGCAAAGCGTGAATCTAATGGAAGACCGCTTGCATATAACGGGGATAAGAAAACTGGAGATAGTTCCTATGGAATATTCCAGATAAACATGATTGGAGATCTCGGTCCAAAAAGACTAGAGAAATTCGACCTAAAGAGTAACAAAGAGTTATTCGACCCAGTAACTAACGCAGAGATAACGTACTACATGACCGAAGGCGGCTCAGATTGGTCAAGCTGGAAGGGTATGACCCCGAAGGCTAAGGAATGGCTTTTGCAATTCCCAACTGATGCAAAGAAGTAGGAAGTAATGCAGATACAATACGTATCTAAGTACATAGCCTTATCAGAAGAGGGCCTTGTTCCTAGACTTGAATGTCCAATGGATCAAGGTCCTCTTTTCCCTAACCAGGACGGTGAGGATCGGGTATTTGTTTATTGCCTATCTTGCCACTATAAAAAAGTCCTTGGAACAAAAGATTACGATGATATTATGAAAGCGGTGGACAATGTTAGATGAATGTAAAAACGGGCAATGCACCTGTGAGCAAGAAGAAAACTTCTTTCATGTTAAAGTGATTCCGCAAAATAGTGCAAAAATAAGTGCGCCGCAAGAAGAGAACCCTTTTAATTATGAGTTTGAAGGAAATGCCCTATCTGAGAAAGACGCTATGGGGCGTGAAATATTTTGGGAAGATATGGGGAGGCCATAATGGAAAATAAAGAATCTCAATCAATAGAAGATAACCTACCTATGGTGAACTATATAATGCTTCACCGTATTTACGACATGCTAACAATTATGGCAAATAAAACAGATCCTGAGAAGACGGCAAAAATGATTGAATATCATGAACAAGGATTTCTTCTTGGGCCTGCTCCTTCATTTACCCCACCTGAAGATAACAATGGTTAAACCTTGGGACTTGTTTGATTCAGATGCACCTAGGTCTTCTGAAGAGATACAAAAAGAAAGAATGCAATCTTGTCTTTCTTGCGAAAATTTAATTCAATTTACAAAACAATGCAATAAATGCGGGTGTTTCATGGAAATGAAAACAAGACTACTAGATGCAAAATGCCCTATTGGAAAATGGTAGTAAATGCTTGACATAGAAAATAATCCATATTACAATTAAGATGTGTAGGTGACGGCAGCAATGTCTCCCTATATAATGTGTAGTAATACACTAGAAAAGCCCAATCGGATCCGCCTCTGATTGGGATTTTTTCTTTTATATAGATAGTATATAGACAATACGGACATATAGTGCAATTAGTGCGAAAAAAGTGCTGCGTCGATAGAAGAGCCATTTTAGCATCTGTGATCATTTTCAGAATATGCCATATAAGCCCTCTATGAGGGTTCTAAAGCCCTAACAGGGCATAATTGGTATCTCCGATACTAAGACCCCAGAAAAGGGCGGGAGAATTAAAGTTTAAAGCTTTTTATATATACAACCATAGAAGATAATATAACCAGAGATACAAATGGAACTAATAGGTAATATGAGCCAAGGTAGATTAGATCTAATATAGACCCAAGTAATGAGTTATACATTTTCTCTGTCTATGTCTTCATTTAGATCAAAATCAAAGAAGTCTTCTTGCTTACCCGCCCAATTTAAAAATTTATTCAAAGCTACACCTGACAGGATTGCTGTCGCAATTAGCATTATTAAAGCTGAGAAAGACTTTGTCTTACGCTGTATCTTCTTCATTTAGATTCTCTTGCTTTCATAACATATGCGTATTCCATGCCATGTGCCATGCAGTATCCAATAGATGGATCATCTTTTCTAAATACAAATGATGGCAATGTGCATGTATGTGCAGAACATTTATTCATAATATTATTATACCATAATCCTAGTCAACTGCTATTCTATCAGCATGATCATCACAATAATAGATCTTAGATCCATTTAGTGTTACTTTGGATGTATATGAGAGCTTATCGCAATATGTACAGAATTTCATTATGCTTCCTTCTTCCCGTTTTTTCTTAAATA